TGCAGGAGCACGACCCTGAGATCACCGCTGAGTTGTACGGCGGTAAGTACTGGAAGATGGAAGATAGCGGATATGTTGATGACCGGTGGGATGAAGCCCTGACCGTTCGTGTATATTTCAAGTGGTAAATTGTTGTTTCGCAAACTCAAATAATCACCACGCAAAAAGACCCTGAGGAAATTCCCCAGGGCCTTCTTGTATTGTAAAGAGGAGGTGATCCCATTACAGACCGTCTCCAGTCTGCCTTATTTGTTTTTCTCAAGGTTTTCAATCCTGACGCCATGCTCAGCAACAGTTTCCTTGAGCTTGTCGATCTCTTCCCCATGCTTGGTTATTCTGCTGTCCAACTTGTCGACAGATGCTTTAAAATTGTCGATGCTCGTCTTTAGTTCGGTGATGTTCGTATTCAAATCGAGAAACGGCTTGAGGACGACCAGCAACGCCCCTATAAATCCGACCGCTGCGATTATGATGTTATCCGTCATTCCCTCACCTACTTTCCGTTGTACCTGATAGCAAGTTTCAGTTTGCTCTTAAATGACGAGGACAATGTCAAATCTGCTCGGATGTTTTTAGCGTTGCCGATGCCTCCCGTCGTATTGGAGTCGGAATACTTACCGTCCCCCATGTAATAAATAATGTGCTGGGCGGTTCCGTTGTTGTAAAGACAGCATATGTCGCCAGCTTTTAACGACGAGAGCGGGATCGCTTTTCCGCCGTTGCGTATCACCTTTACGGGAACACCGACGAGCGACGTTGCGTATTTGTCCGCCTCAGCTTGACTCATTGACAGGAGCCTGTCCCATTGCCCGTTTTTCCCGCTCGATATTACCCCGCACGAGCAACGATTATTAAGGCCCGAGCCGTGTCGCCATATACTGAACGCATAGCCAATGCAGTTCCAACCGAAATAGTTATCGTATTTTCGACCCGTACATATAGGACACGTATGAGTCGCAGCTACGCCCGATTTCCATCTGACGTAATGATATTTTTCGGAGGATATCTTGCGGGCATATGCGTTACCCTTGTCTACCCACGTAGATTGCCGGGGAAACACCTTGTCGTTACACCATCTCTGCAACGCCTTAACGCTGTTCGGCCCGAACAAGCCGTCAGCTGTTACGCCGAGCATTTTCTGCACAGCACGGCTTGTGCCGTTTCCCCAATGTCCGTCCTGAGTCGTGCCGGCTCTCTTTTGGAGCGCACGAACCGTCCCTTTTCCGAGGATGCCGTCGACCGTCACTCCGAGGGCACGCTGTAAAATTGCAATAGTGTGATATCCCGCAAGGCCGTCAATGACGAGTTCCTTTGTTGCGTCGAATGTAGCCGGGAAATGCGGACGATATACGCCGAGGATGTACTTAGCCGGGCGAGTCTTATAGTCGACTATGCCTCCGCTGGTGTTGCCCTCAATCGTATAGATCGCATCGCAACTCTTGCGCTCTCTGACGAGTCCGATATGATCAGGGATGCCGTTCGGCTGCCAATCGAAAAAGATAATGTCCGACGGCAACGCCATATAAAGCGGAATCATAGCGAGGTTCGCACGGCACCAGCTGAGAGCGTTCGGACAGTAAACGACCTTTTTTCCTCCATAAAAAAGAGCGGAGTCTCCACCCTTTTGGAACAGGTACGTTATGAAAGCGCAACAGTACAGATCATTCGACCCGAGTCCGCAATAACTGCGAAATATTGCGCCGCCCTTGCCTTTGAAAGATTCGGCAAATCTGAGTAATTCGATGTTATTCTTCCCCATCTTCTCTCACCTCCGAATCGTCAGGCTCGACGTACTCTGATACAGTTGCGTCTCTGAACGCTTTCATTTCTCTCGTGAGTTTTGTTCCCGTTTCGCCCTCGACCGTAAAGTCGTTGTTGTAATACAGAGCGAACGAGCCAGCTGCAATCGTGAAAGCGAGGGAGATAATGTTATAAATTAAATTGGCCGTCTCGTTTCCGAGATCGACCGCTCCCACACTTGCTATTGATTGATTGACACAGGCGACCGCAAATGCAATCACCCTTATTTTTGTGCCTCTGTTCATTGGTTTTCCTTTCTTGCTCATACGGTGTACGTTGCGCTGATTGCAATATTGGTCATATTGTTGCCGACATTTTGCTCAATGTACCCGTTCGGCTTGATGGTTACGCTGTACGGGTGTACTACGCCCGATGAGTTTTTCCACACGCACGGAACACGAACATTTTCTTTCGGTCTGAACTCCGCAGGAATCAATGCGAAATTTCCCGTTGGTGCAGCCGTTCTGAAAAGTACCGAAAGGTTTATATGCACCATATTCCCTTCCCTTACTAATATGTTCGCCAAATTATCTCTGTTTGTTGTCGCAATCTCCGTATCGGCTACGCCCACTATAGGAGCATTACTTGAGTCTGTTTTGATTGTTGATGTTGCCATATTGAATGGCGTTAGGTTTTATTTCCACTTGCCAACAGCGACCCATCTAAAGAAAATGTGCGACGATGGTTTTGATCCTCTATTGAGTGCATAGAAGTGGTCATTTGTCATTCCCCAAGCGTACAAAACTGGTTGTACGTTATAACCGTTTTCCACGACTTGAATCGTTACCGCAGGAAGTGCCGTAAATGATACGGGATAATTCACTTGGAGTCTGTCTGGCTGTGATGCAGTAACATTTATGTATGCATCGCCCCAACACATCAAAGTCCCATCGGGCATTTTGCAATAATTAGTTCCGCTATTGTTCATAATCTGTTGGATTGTACTTGTCATGCCGTACTCGGCAAGGCTTGCTGTTAGATGATTTCTACAACTCTGACACTGATTGAACCATCTGACGGCTTTGCGTTCGTGTTTAATCCCACATACTTGCCACCGCTGATAGAAACAAACAGCGATGTAATACCTGAAAGCGTGCCCCACCCCGTTATCGTAAGGGCTACAATCGTGCCCGTTGCTTCAAACTCTGTATATCGTGCGAACCACATCCCTGCGGATGACCACGAAAGCGACCCAAGTTGAATCACCAAATCAGTAATCTTGTACTTTGTTTTTATCGTACTAACAGCCATAAGGAGTCACCTCCTTACCTTGCCTCAAACCTCCTCTCGGAGATTTGCTCGGAGACAGCCCTAACGCACTGCCTCCTTTCTGTACTGAGGAGTACCCCCCGAACTTGTTTACGATAATCTTGTTCATGTTATGCCTCCTCTGTCGCTTCCGGTTCCGGTGCGGTTGCCTTTTCCCAATATTCACCCTTGAGTCCGAGGCCCTTACCGTCGAGAATCTGAACGAGAACGTAGTCCGTATCGGCGTTATTGCCGAAAGCATACGCTCCAAGATATGCGTGATAACTCTGCTTTGCTGCGTCGAGGTCGTCCTTGACCACTACGCCCTTTTCAATTACGCCCTTTGTGCGTTTGATCTGCACGAGAAAAAACTTGTCCATAAATCATCGTCCTCCTATCGTGACATATTGAGATATAACGTGAGTGTTGTAGATCCGCTAATCGACCCCGATATCGTCAGCGACCCCTCGTTTGTTGTAACCGTCCAATCGCTCGTCTGAGCTGACGGAGTTCCGAGGATGGAATTTACAACAACGTGTGAGGCGTGGATCTCGTCGTTTGTTATCGTCTGCGGGAGGCTTGAGAGCGTCCCAACCTCGACAACGAGTGTCCCGAGATTGTCGATTGTTCTATCAACCAGCGTCGCTACCTGTGTAAACGTAACGGTCGACCCGCTCAGATTAATCTGATATAACGGCATATCTACGACCGACGCACCCGAATCTATTACGCCCGTATTGTACGACGGTGCGACAGGTGTGTTCGGGCTTGACACCTCTGCGCCCTTGAGTACGAGGAGCGAAACGGAGTCGATCTGTGAGCTGTTATCATGCTCGAACCTCATCACAACGAGGTCGATTCTGCTATAACCATTCGCACACGTATCGACCGGGAGTGTCTCCTGTGTTACTTGTATCTGATGGCCTTGCATAGATACGAGGCCGTCCATGATCTGAAATTCATTGATAGACGGCATGGATCCCTCGAGCTGGTTCCCGTCCGCAAGAATGACGCTGTCAGATCCGAACGCTGAGCGATAAACGGCAGCGTCCATAGCTGGCGTGATGTGCCTCGTCCCGGTGTAGCCGGTGATTATTGTTGCACCCATTTAATAACCTCCTACATTAAAACTCTTGTCTTATATTCGTAGTTCTCGACCTGATAGTCGCCATAGTTTGTACAACGCCATATAATCGACGTTATTTCGGCGGAAACTGTCTCGCCTGTTAATATGTCTTTTGCTCCGATAACGTCGGAGAGTCTTATATCCAAGTCGGAAATTGTTACCTCGATCTGCTCGTGATTGTGTATCAACTCAAGAAAATGTTTCCGTCCGTCAGCCTCGAGGTTTTCACTACTCGAGAACTCATAAACACTCACGGGATATGCCCCTATGATTGGAGTTGTCGAAACGTTCCACTCGGAGTCAGCGTATAATTTAACGACTTCTCTGTCTCTGAGATCTCCTGATCCGAGGCAAATCAACTCTTTCGGAGTGTTCCCGTCTCTCGTGATAGTGAGCTGGATTTTATCGTTGTAGTCCTGAGACACTTCAACGGTGTTCTGTAAATCTCGGGCCTCTACGACGTCAAGCCATGCCGTTCCCGACTCTCCAGCTGATTCAAAACGGAACGCCATTCTCAAATTAGATTGCGCTGCCGTGAGCAGATTAGTCGCTCCGTTGAAGGTCGTAACGTATCGGGCGAACTGATACGATCCGCCCGTATATGGCGTATCTGAGACGCTAATAAAATCCCCCATCGGCAGCAATCGGAGCGAGTCTGCAAGATTCCCCGACACGACCAAATAATCCTGACCAGCTGGAGGCTCTATAATCCATTGATCAAGGCAGCCTCTCCAAGTACGGCCCGTATATTTGATAGTGTTGTCTGCTATGCTGATTTCTGATCCTGAGATAAGCCCTCCGTACTCTGTGCCCTCGACATATACAATCGTGCTTATTTCATTTTCGGCCCACAATAAACCCTCCTTATCAGTAGGGAGGGCCGTTGTGAGTTCGAATTTATTTGTCACATAGTCGAGGTCGGTTGAGACGTCAAACGTTGCCTCGAAATTCGTCAAGAATCCGCTTGTTGTACCGTTGCCGTCTGTCCTTACGAAAATTAAGTCCATGTTGGCTCCGACCTCCTCTCAATCGTCGTAAAATCAAAACGGATCTGTCCGAACGTGAGATCTGTGTGCTGTCCCAGCGTTAAGAACGGCGTGTTTTCTTTATCTCTGTAAACAAATGCGTCCGTTGCCTGTCCGCTCGAGCTGAGGATCTCGATTGTCTTAACGGATCCGTTCGACACGATGCGGAGCCTCTGCTGTGCTGACAGTTCGACGTTAACTTGTACGGACTGGTTGTTGAGATATATAACAGGATTCGTCTGAGGCCCGTAAACTATAATCTCGTAACCGTTGCCCGTGCCCGGCAGATTAATTACGTCTGCGTGTGACTCCGGCTGTGAATAGCCGTAGTTGTAACCACGTCCGAGGAGTCCGTCTGTGTATGTGTAATCTCTTCCGAGATCTTCGCCTCCGAGTCCTCCACCCGGAACGCCGTTGTATGAGCGTGTGTTTGTGCGGATCCACGTCGAGTTGACGGAGCGGACACGGAATTTCGCTTGTCTGTCGAGCGATAACCCGTACTCATAAGACGCCTCGACGATGTAACACGGGAGCCTCCAGCCTCTTAGTTCAAGATAGCCCGGTTCGTTTGCGATTACGTCCGCCGAGAAAATATCGCAGAGTGCGTCGTGATGCGGGAGATAGTCCCCCGCAATTCCGACAACTAACTCATACTCTGTTTTATTGCGATAGAACGTGTTGATCACGCCAAACTGTTCGTTGAATCCCCATATCCAGTTTTTCAGATCTGACGGCTCCGAGTAGTACGGATATTCGTTTAAAGTGAGACGGAGCACGTTGTTTCTGTCGTAATAACGAATTGTGTCTTTCATGCTTTATCACCTCACTAAGCTGTTAACGTAACGGCCCGCCCATATGCCGTCGACCTTGAAGTTCTTTTCCTTTTGCAGTTCCTCATAGATCGCCAACAGGATCCTCGTCTGCTGCTGCATAATGGCGTTACCCGGTGCGTTACCGAAATCAACCATTTCTTGCAGTTTGCTAATAGGCAGAACCGCCTCAGGGCCAGCTTCACCGACGCCGGCGATTCTGTTGCCGTTCGATAATAGCGTCGGCCTTGTAAAGATTCCGCCCTGTGCGTACCAATCAACGTTTATGCTCGGAGCAGAACCTTTTCCTCCGATACCGAACGGCGCCTTACCTCCTGATACCTTGATATGCGGAACTTTTAAGTTCGTGAAAATCTTTCCGACCTTTAACGGGAACAAGTTCTTTATCTTGTCTATCCAGCCCTTAACGGTGTTGTAGGCGTTGGATATTGGCGAAACTATCGCAGTTTTTATTCCGTTCCAAATCGAGATTGCCGTTGACTTTATGGATGAGAACACGCTGGTTATTGTGTTCTTCATTGTGTTGATTGTGTTGACAACGGACGTTTTTATCGAGTTCCATGTCGCAATGAGATTTGCCTTTATCTCTGCTGCCTTTGCTTTGATCGTGTCCCAATTCTTATAGAGCAGAACGCCTATAGCAATTAACGCAGCAATAACTGCGAGGACGATTCCGACAGGCCCGGCGAGAGCCCCAATCGTCACGCCGAGCGTACTTGCAAGCGACATGATCGAGCTGATAGCAAATGCCAGCTTTCCGAGGATGATCAGAACGGGAGCGATTCCAGCGACCACGCCCGCAATGACGCCGATTATCGTCAGCACCTCAGGAGACAGATTCGAAAGCCACCCCGCCAGCTGTCCGACCCATCCGACCACCTTTTCGAGTGCCGGGGCGAGATATGCTGCAAGCTGTGACCCGATAGTCTGCAACGCTACAGTTCCCATAGCTTTCATCGTATCGAGAGCGTCGTTAAACTGATTCGCCCCGTCGAGAGTCTCCTGATCAACGAGTTCGAGATCGTACCGAGCCAGCGTGTCGGACAGGTTCTTATATGTCTCGCCCTGATCCTCAATGAGCGGATTGAGGTTCGCTGCGCTCTTGCCCATTAACTGTTGAGCAAGTGCGTCTCTCTCCGTCTCGTTTGTCATTGTGCCGAGTGCTGAAATAGTGTCTTGCCATACTGCGTCACTATCACGGAGCGACCCGTCTGCATTAGTAACAGAAACGCCCAGCTTTTCGAACGCCTCCGCCTGTGCTTTCGACCCGTTGTTTGCCGAATACATGGATTTCTCCAACTTGACGTGAGATTTCGCTATGTCCTCGACGCTAACGTCTACGAGGTCGGCTGCAACGGCGTATTTCTGCAAATCCGTCGTGTTGATACTGTAAACCTTTGAGAGCGTGTTCAGATCGTCCGCATTGGCTCCCGCCTTGTACGTGATAGCGCCAAGAGACGCAACGACACCAGCAGCAGCCATCGAGAGGCCTTGCATCTGACGGCCCGCATTTTCAAGTGCGGATCCCCATTGCTTGAACTGTTCCGACGCTGCCCGGAGGTTGACGTTTCCGACCTGTTTGAGCTGGCCCTCGAACGTTTTCAGCTTTGACTCCGTCTCAATGATCTCACGCTGAAGCTTTTGATACTCCATCGACTGTTTATCGACGTTCGCATCGTCCATAGCGTCCTGTTGCTGTTTCAGAAGCGTCAACTTGTCCTTCGTTTCAGCTATCTTCTGTGCGAGAAGCGTCTGTTTCTGCCTCCAGAGTTCGACTGATGTCGGATTGAATTTGAGCGCTCTGTCGACGTTCTTCAGCTCCTTGTCGATGCTTCTTGTTTCGTTATTTACTTGTCTGAGCGCCTTATCGAGTTTCGTGGTATCACCGCGAAATTCTATAGTAACGCCTTTTATGTTTCCGGCCATTAGTTATCTCCTACCCGAAAAATGCATTGATATCGTTCTGAGTCGCGTGACGTCTCTTGTCCCGTTTCTCTTCACGTTTTGCCTGTTTCTCGGACGCTTTCTGACGGTCGTTGTAGGCTATTACAAAATCAACCACCTGTCCGAGCTGCATATGGCGGACGTCTGTCATTGTCAGACCCCGCTCAAGTCCGGCAAGAATTACTTCGTCGAGTGTGACGCACCCTCTGTCTTCGGCTGAAGATTTGTCAGATCTTTTCCGATTTTCTTCAGCCTCTTCAAGTTTTTTGAGCTTACGAACCCTTTCAGCACAAGGTCATAGACCGCAGGGCCTACCACATCCAGAGGGAACTCGTCGAACTGTTTTACCCACTGCTTCGGCGGGAGTATGTTCTCGTCGGCTGCCTTTGCCATCGCCCAGGTCACGTTGATGATCGTATCAACGAATTCGACCTGGAACATCGGCAGCAGGACATCCATCGTTCTGCCCTGAAGGGCACCAGCGAGATCCGTGACAGTTATCTCTGACTTGCCTGTATCGCTTATGACAGTCGACACACCCTCGATCATAGATGCGAGCACCGGCATGAGTGCAGGAACGATGTCTTTGCCGAACTGATCTCTGTATTCCATAGCCCACGCAACGTTATTGTTGAGTCGGACTTCCTGTTTTCCGATTTTGATTACCTTTTCCATGTTTCACCTCCTATGAAAAAAAAGGAGCGGGCTCAAACCGAACCCGCCCCCGTTTTGTTATGGTGCAATAGCCGGAGCTTCCGGTGCTGTGAACAGAGTAGCGTATCCAGTGTCTGCAGGCTTGAGAACAGCCATAGTTACGCCAGAAACGTTGTCGCCTACACAAGTAACAGGGATTGTTTCTGTTGTAGGCTCCTTGTTTTCTTCGATGGTGTTGTACTCTCTTGTGATGCCACCGAGAGCGCAGTTGTACAGAATGACTCTTCTGCTTTCTGTATCACCTTCGACCTGAAACGCAATATAAACGTTCGGTTTCATCGCACCCTTAACGTTAGCGATACCGCCATTAGTCAGTGCCTTGTAACCGAGGAACTGTGTCTTGAACTCATCGTCATACATTGCGACTTCGAGATCACCCTCAATGGATCCGCCAGAATAGCCAGACCAGTAAATAACGTTGTCTGCATAGAAGTTATTCTGTTCACTCTGCTCTTCAGGGCTGAAGGAAATAGCTCCTTTCTGATGATACGGAGTACCGAGAGTTACAGTACCATTCGACTCTGTGTATGTACCGATATGGAGCTGGCTGATACCGAATTCAACTTTGTTTGCCATAATTAGCCTCCATTAGATTTGATAGTAAATAACGAAGACGCCTTCATCCTCGATGTAGACGTCCTCGCTCTTCTCATATAAAAAGCCATTGTCCAGCAGTGCTTTCTCAATGGCTTCTTCGTTTTGTTCGTTTTTAGTAGTGAAATAGTATTCGACCTGATAGGTGTTCTGCTTCCAGTAGTGCGTATTGTCCGCTTCGAAGACGTCCTGTCCGCTGCCAATATACACGATATACGGCGGAGACTGAGCCTCCTTGAAATGGCTGTACGCACACGGAAGACCCGTGCTTTGTAATGTCTGGAATATTGTCATTTCAGCCCCCTCAAGATCCTGACTGGAAGTTCTTCGTTCGCCCACTGTTCAACAGGTGCGATGTGCGGGATTGCACGTGCTCTCGCACCCGTACTGCCATATTGATTGGCTACAGCGTGACCGAATTCCAGCAGGTGTGTCAGCTGGTAGTCAGTGGCGTTATAAACGACCACGTCCGCACCATTCTTTTTGACTCGCCACCCTCTCGCATATCTGCCCGGGTGCTTGCCACCTGCCTGTTTAGGTGAAGTACTGCGGAGCTTCTCGACAGCATCATTTGCGACATCCTTGATCTCGCGCTCTGTCACATCCTTGACTTCCTGCGAATATTCGTCAAGTAGTTCTTTTATCTGAACGG